TGATTATATTTTAATGTTCCAACTGTATAAATAAAATAAAATAAAATATGAATAAGAATAAATTCTTGTTTAATATATATTAGATATAATGTATATATAAAAGACATTAATAAGAAATTTTTTATTTTTTTAGAAAGAAATAATAATGGTATAAATCTAAATATAATTTCTTCAACTACACAACCAATTAATAATAAATAGTTTTGATGAATCATTATATATATATATTAATTAATTATTAAATAAAAATCATTTTTATAATAAAATACAATGGACAAATATGTTACTAGAACATCTCGTCCAAAAACACCTCGTCCAAAAACACCACGTTTAGCAATGGCACAATCTTCAATAACACCTTTTGTAAGTCAATTTGTACAAAACCCTATTGAAGATATAAAGCCTTCTACAGATATGGTATTATTAGCTTTACAACATGTTGAAGAACAACAACAAGAATTAAGTGCTGATGCAGTTGATGGGTTGCTTCAAGTTAAGAATAATATTGAATTATATGTTTCTGGTAAATTATCTGGATATGATGCTAATCAGAATATGATGAAATATGCTGAACAAATTAAACAAAATCGTGGAAGTATTGCATCTATTTCAAACGAAATGGGAACTATTGTTTCTAAAAAACGTGTTGCTATTCCTTTAAGTTTATTATCTTTATCAGTGTATTATTTATTTCAAAATTATATTAGTGCTTTATCAAGTCTACAAAAAATGGCAACTACATCATGTATTGGAGCACTTATTGCCGGAACAACAGTTCAAGAATATTATGATTCATTACCACAAGGAAATTCATTGCTTGAATATGCTTCATTTTTATTAAATATTCAAAAACCTACTTTGAATAAAGCGCTTTTAGTTGAAAATACACTTTCAAAGGTTAGTGATATGTTATCTGGAGTAAAATATGGAAGTAGTATAAAAAATACAAAGACATTGTATGACGATTTAATAGATTTAGGACTTCAAATGGATTATAAAGAAATTGAACAATTACAATTATTAGGACCTGAACCTTCTGAATCTGAACAATATGTAAAATCAGCACTTTTATCACTTGGAACATCTATATTAGGAACTGCTAGTCAATTCTTAAATTCTATTGATGGAAAATTATTAGGAAGTAGTATAACACATGTTGCTAATGAAAAAATTTTATCAATTAAACATTTTACAGAAAAGACAAAGGTAGAAGTTAGCCACAATATTGATAAGTTTATGAATAAATTAGATTTATTAAGTTCAACTGTAAATAGTTTTAAAAATATTTTAATTATTTTTATTGGAATTTTTGCATTAATAATGATCTATAGTCTTATTAAACAAATGTGTAAATGTAAAAATAAAAAACATGCAAGAGGATATATTAATTCTATTAAACTTTTAAGAGAACCAAACCGTGAGCGTGAGCATAGTTTTGAATTTAAAGCTAAATCAAATAAACCTAATAAATCTGAATCAAAGAAATCTAAGTCAAATAAACCTAAGAAATCTAAATCAAAGAAATCTAAATCAAAGAAATCTAAGAAATCTGAATCAAAGAAATCTAAATCAAATAAATCTAAGAAATCTAAATCAAATAAACCTAAGAAATCTGAATCAAAGAAATTTGATTAAGAAATACTATAAATTCTTATTGCTATTAATTTAAAATATTAAATTAATAAAGTACATTTTTTACAAATTGTTCGATATCCTGTTTTTTTAGAAGAATCTTTTGAAAAATATTGATATTCTTTAATTTCATCACATTTATTACATTGTAAAGATGCAGGTGTATAACAAGATTTACAAGAATCTACATTTCTAAAAAATAATTTATGATCAAGAGATTTTTCACATGTTTTACATTCTTTTTTATTTTTTTCTAAATTTATTTTTCTAATATTTTCACGTTGTTTATCTTTTTTAATTTTTGTACACTCTTTACAATAACAACATAATCCATCAGTAGTATTTCGATTAAACATATATTGGTCTATTAATTTAATTTCATTACAAGAAAAACATTGTTTTGATTTTCCATTCTTTTCATTATAACAGTTTTTACAATCACCTATATAACTATGATCTTTTTTGAAAAAATATTTAAATTCTTGGAATACTTCACATGTATCACATTTCTTTTTTCCTAAATTTTCATTATTCTTTACATTTTTTTGTTTAATATCATTATTTGTTTTAATTCGACATTCTTTACAATCATATGTCAATCCATCAGTCTTTGTACGATCAATAATAAATGCATATTTAGGTTTAATTTGATTACAATCTGTGCATTGTTTACTATCTTCATTTTCTTTTACATAACAAGAAATACATTCATCTCTATAAATTCTCTTTTCTCGATCAATATAAAAAAATTTACGAACATGAAATACTTCATAACACTGATTACATCTTTTTTGATTATCAATTTCTACAATTTTTTCTTCAATCTCATTTATGACTTCAGACCTTTCTGATTCATACTTATTATATGCATCTAATTGAATATCAATAAACTCTTTTATTTTATCTAATGCTGACAATTTATACCATTCACAATTTACAGAAATTCGTTCATTTGAAAATACTTCTTTAATCAATTTTTCAAGTGTAATATTAAAATTAGTATAATAAATTTCCATAATGTTAAATTGATAAGGTGAACTTGTATTTAAGTCTTTTAGACGTTCATCTATATTTTTAGTTATTCCTACTTTGAATTTATCTTTAGTTGATACAATATATAAACAATTTCCAGATTTATTTTTCTTTTCATGTTTATATTTAGATACTTTTTCATGTTTTGATTCTAATTCAGAATATTGTTTTGATTTTTCTTCTAATTGATTCCTTAATTCATCACTTTCCTCATTTATTGTCTCTTGTAATAATTCTTCAAGTTTAATATAATAATCATGAATTTCATCAGATTTTTTAGTATCTGCTTTCATACAAAATTTCTTAAAAGTCTTTACAGTAAGTAAAATTCTTTCTTTATTTTGTTTGCAATTCTTTAATGGTGATTTTTTGACATTATCTTCATTATCTACTACCGAGGTTGCGGTAGCATATTTTTCAATCTTATAATCACTATCAATTACAAAATTTTTTTCTAGTAACTTTTTAGCATGTTCTTTTCTTGAAAATCCAATCCATTTCCATATATTATCAAGATTAACTACAAAATCGTTATTCTTATAATTCAAATAACAATAAAAACTACTTACAAATAATTGTTGTTGTGTATCTGTAAAAACTTCTTTGATTTTATTTAATAATTGATGTTCATAGTCTTTTGAAAGACGTGTAATTGAATTCTTTTCAATTAATTTAACAATATCAAGAGATGACATCTTTTATAATAAAATTATGTTCTTACACACTTTTAATAAAAAAAAGTGATTATATCAATATTATCTACATAATTTACTACCGCGGTCGGTGGAGCGATATTTTTAGAATAATTCTAAAAATAACTTTAAAACCCGTTCTTATTTTCATAATCATTATTTAATCTACTTGCTACTTGTTGTGGGTCAATAAAAAATACATCATTTTCTTTACTATTAAAAGAACATTCACTTCGATCAAATCCATCACCACCATATGACCATTGAAATACCCAATCATTTGTATTTCTTACCGTTCCATCATATTTTACTTGAATATCTTCCATCACTTTTACCATTTTTCTTTGAATATATCCAGAAGATGAGGTGTTCATACTTGTTTGTGTGATACCTTCACGACCTGCAATAGAGTGAAAAATAAATTCTTGAGGATTCATTCCACGTAAAAAAGAACTTTTAACAAATCCACGACTTTCAAATTCTTGTTCCATTGTTTGATTTTCTAAAGGATAATGTGGTAATGTTCTTTTACCACGATTAAAAGTTGCTACAATTCTTGAACCCATATGATTTTGTTGGCCAAGCATTCCCGTGATCTGGGTAATGTTAAACAACTCCCCTTTTGATCCTGAAATTACCGTATTCATGAAGCCATTTTCAGAAGACATATCATTTTTTGAGATTTTGAGAGCCATGTCACGAGCTTTGTCAAGAATTGACATGACTTTAAGTTCACGGATGCGTTCATGGGAGATATTTGATTCTGCATCTTTTGCTTCAAGAAAACATTTATAAGCAACATTTTCAATTTCTTTTGTTGATTTTGCGATACAATCTTTGATACCAATACTGAATGAACGATGAAGAAGATATTGATTTCCAATAAATTGAATATTGTTTAAGAAATCGATTGCTATTTTCATTCCATATTCTTTATGTAAGACATGGATAAGAGTATTATGTCCTTGTCCTAATTGAGATTTTGTAATTGCACCTTCTAACATAATTCCTTTAATAATTTTAACAATTGGTTGATCTTTACGAGCATCATTTTTTTTAGAATAATTAAAATTTCGAGGTAACATTAAAGAAAATAAACTTTTACCACAAAAAAGAGGTAAATTATAACCTAATGATTTTGTAATTTTTTGAAACCAATAAAGACCATCTAGAATAGTTTGAGGAGTCCAACCATCTCCTTTCATACATATATCAAAAAAACGTTCACGAGACATTTCATTATCATCTTTAGTTAATAAATAAGAAGCTAAAAGAGCATCTTGTGTAATACAAATAATATTTTTTGTAGATTGACTTGACATGATATTATGCATTGTTGTAGATAAATTTGCAAGTTCAGCTCTAGCATCTGGATCTTGAGCAGTAAAAATATTCATTTCATCCCCATCGTAATCTGCATTAAAACTTTTTGTAGATGCCAAGTTGAATCTAAATGTTTTATTTGGACGAACAATGATACGTTTTGCCAACATACTTCCACGATGTAATGTAGGTTGACGGTTAAATAGAATAATATCACCATTTTTTAATTGTCGTTCTACTGTATCACCAATTTCAATTTTGAATGGTCTTTTTTTAGGTAATTCAATATCTGTTATTTTTTCACCATTTCTATCGATGATATCACCTTCTTTTAATTCAAAATGTGTTTTGATTTGTTTAAATTCAGAAGAAAATGGAATTAAAGTTTTATTATTACGAATGATTTTATCTCCCCATAATAATTGTGTTCCTTTTTTTAACATTGCATATTGTAAATTGATTTTAATTTTACCATTATCTTTCAAAACAAAATTTGCTTTTCCATCATCAACTAATTTTTGAAGAAATTCTTTATTATAAATGGTAACCATTTCTGGAATTGTTAAATTACGAGCTATTTTATCAGGAACTACCAACTCATCTGTTCTTACAGTTGGATCTGCACTAATAACAGATCTACCAGATTGATTACGACGTTTACCCATTAAATTAGAACGAATAAGACCATCTTTTCCACTTAAACGTTCTTTGATTCCTTTAAGAGGACGACCATTTGTATGACGTGCTTTTCCTTGACTATTATTCATAAGTGTTTTTATACGAAAATTTAAAGTTTGAAGGACTTTTTCACGTTTAGATTCATTTGTATTTTCATCAAGTAAATTTTTATTAGCTTTGATAATTTCTACGTATTGTGTTGTAATATCATCATCACATGTAATATTATCTGCCATAACATATGGACGAGCACGAGGAGGTATAACAGGAATAACAGATAAAATTAAATTTTTAGGATGCATAAAAAGAGGTTGAAATCCAAGAATACGGATATCATCATCTATCATATGATCAAAAATATTTTTAATTTCAATTTCTTTCAATACAATTTTTTTATCTTTAAATTTCATTGAAATATCATTTGTTTTTTGTTGAAATGCTATTTTAGGTTTTGGACTATTACAAAAATAACAAGAATCTATTTTTTCTAATTTTTCAACAATTTTTTCGAATCTAGATTCAGTTTGATATTTAAGAATTCCATCTAATTTTAAATGATCTTCAGAAAGAACAATACGATGACATTTAACGCATAAACATTTTAAGAAATTTGTAATTTGACGAAGATACATAGGATGTAAAACTAATGAAGCAAGTTCAATATATCCTGAATGTCCAGGACAATCTTTAGGACATAAAGTACATGATGGACATTTTTCATCTTGTTCCATACTACCCATACGAAGATCATAAACACTATTTTGTCCTGTGAATTTAGAATTGTCAACTTTACATACGGATCTTTCAATTATTTCTTCAGGAGATAAAATACCAAATTGGATAGATGAGATATCTTTATAAGGGAATACTTTTGTCATTTTTTATTTTTTTTTAATAATATAATTATAATTTCAATTTTACATTTTGATATATTTTAT